CTCCTGCTTTAAATTGAGATTCATATTGATTTTCTCTAAACTTTGCATCTTGAAAATATGAATCTGGTCCTTTTGATTTCTTACCAGTCATATATTGTGTCAAATTACCAATATTCTTTTGCATCATATTCATTTGTTTAGCCATTGAAGGCAGTGCCATAGAATTCTTTGCGGTGATTTTGCTATTTGTATTGATATCTTGGAGTATAGAAGATGAATCGGATGTAAGAGAAGATGGTGATGTTCTTTGAGAAGCGTTAGAGGCAGTATTATTTCTTGTAGCAGAATAACCTTTGCCAAAGATTTTTGTACCAATGATTGAACCAATTCCGCCACCACTAAAAAGTGCGTTGCGTATATCCAATTTCTCCAATGACCTTTTACCAAGAGAAGAAGCGGCACCGCCAATTAAGCCTTTTGTCTTGTATTCTTGTTGTAATATGTTTGCAAGTCTGCTAGTAGCCATTTGTTATTACCTTCTTGTTTGCATTTTTTCTTTTTCTTCTTCAAGATATCTCATTAATAAACCAACATAAACTTCTCTTTCCCAAGGTATCATATTTTCAAGTTCTGTCAAACTATATTTGTGATGTTGCATTAACGCAAAATTAGTTTGATAGAGATTCCCTAGGTTTTCATAACCAAAACTTAGACGAAAAAACTTTCTAGTCCTTCAACTGTAATTTTCTCTTCATATCCACATTTGTTACATTTAAAATCTACATCTTTTAAAATCTTTGGCATATTCTCAAAAAAATGTTTAATTTTCTCTAAATCTTTTGATTGCATACCTTCAATGAATTCAACCAATTCTTCTTCTGTTGCATCTTTAGCATAATAAATTTGGTCACCATCATAAATGTATTCAATACAATCAATTGTCATTTTAAAAACCATGTCATTTTGATTTTCACCATCATAACTTCTAAGAGCATTAAAATTAGGATACTTCATAACTATGCCAAGTTTTTCAGTAATTTCAATTTTTGTTTCTTGTTTTTTATTACTTTCTGGTTTAATGTCTAAAACATTTAAATCAATCTGTACAACATTAGCACATTTGTGAGTATTCTCATCTTCTTCGTTTTTGATATCATTATTACATTTGTAATTTAAATTAATAATCTCACTTACCGACCTTGCACGAATATTTAAAAACAAATATTCAATATCAAATATAGGTAACTTATCAACATCAATATCTGAAATAATACAATTATTCAAAACTTGTTTTGTTGTATCAATTATTGTTTTAAACTCTTGGCTTTCGCTAGCCATTAAAAACAATTTTTCTTCTTTGACCGTGAATGGTCTAAACTTAACTTCTTTGCCGCTTGATATTAAATTAATACTAAAAACAGGCACATCAATTTTCGGTAACATACTTTATCTCCATCAAATTAAAATATTCTATTAAAAACATTTCCTATACTATTATTTACCTGTTGTCCGGCTTTATCAAATATTCTAGCACCCTTAGCACCAAAATAACTGGTTGCAGCTGCAACAAGGTCATAACTTCCTTCATAAATCACATTGTATTTTTGATAAGCAAATTGGACTGATAATCTATGAAAATTATCTTCTGACCAATTCAATGGTTGCGGTGCAATTCCAATTGGAAAAGCATCAATCAATTCAACAGCAAAAATTCGTTTAATAAAATCATCATACTGAATAATTTTTATATTAGTCAAATATCTAGTTCCTTTTCCTTTTGGAAATCTTAAATTATTTGTGTCGGTTGGCATAATTGCTTCCATCCATCTTTCAAACAATTTTCTCTCATAAAACTCATTCGTACAAAGAAATGTTAAATTGGTATCACCGTATTGTGTTTGATATGGAACTTTAAATCCTGGTCCATAAACTCTAGCATCTTGTGTCAATATTGTTTTGCCAGGAAGTTCTGCAGCTTCACATTGAAGTGCAAGATATCTGCTAATTGAAGCGTTTGTTGTTTTTGACTGTTCATTTTGCGGACCATTTTTACCTAATGCTTGATTAGCAAGGTCAGCTGCATTAGCAAGTATTGTATTAGGTAAATCTAATAATTTTTCAAAAATTGATTGTGAAATAAATCTATTAATGTAATCTGGTATTGGAAGAATAACTTCAAATCTAGCTGGTCTAGCTAATCCATCTTTTGCTTTGATATTAGATAAAAATAATTGTGGAGAAAAAGTCATTAAGTTTTATTCCTAGAGTCGTTGTATACTTTATTTGCAGATGCGCCTCTAAAATCTTGGAATGGTAATAGTGCTGCAATATCCCATTCGTCTGCCGTTATTTCAAGAAATCTACTATCAACATGTTTAAACAGATATCTTTTAATGCAAGGTTTAGCCTTGAAGGCTGCACCCACAGATTGCAATTTTCTCCATGTTAACCGAAGTCTTGTTGTCTCATCATAATTTGAATTTGATGCAAAATCACTTAATGCATCTAAAAGATTGATGCGTTGCTTTGGGCTTATGTAATGCAAATTCAACCCTAAAAAACCATCTTGGTATCGTTCTATTGGTATAACCAATGGGAACCTATCGTAATATGGCAACTCATCTTTCAATTTGGGGTCATAAAAATAGAAATACATGCGACCAATCATCGTACTATTTTTAAGTCGTTCCTTGTCGCTTAGGAGTGTTTGGCGTGTAGGTTTCAAGTCTTGTATCTTAGACCTAAGCCAGTCTCTTGCGGCAGTAGTTCTCGGTTGATATCCCGATTTACCTAATTGTTCTTTGATTCTCTCTATTAAATATGCCATTGTTTATTTATATCACTAATATTCATTCCATAATTACCTAAAAAATAATGGATTTTCTTATAAGTATCGGTGTCCGCTTTCAATTAAATACCTAATTCCTTCTCCGTCATAATCATAAATTTCCAACCATGTTCTTGGCAGAAGATGTCAGCTGCTTTCCACTTCTCTTGATTGACCAGATAAGTCGCAGCTTCACGCAAATACTTCTTGGTTTTATTTTTCTGAACCGGCTGCTTGGTTTGGTTAAATGGTTTAACTTCAATAATATAAGTCATTACAGACCCGTCTTTTTGTTTCATTTTGGTAATAAAATCTGGAAAATAACGATGCATTTTGTTATCCAACGGTGACTTATATGGTATGTGTATTTCTTCAGATGCCCACCATATTACGCTTGGATGTTCATCCAACCATTTCATAACCCTCACTTCCCATGTAGAACGATAGATGATGTTATTGGCATCACCATTGTATTTCTTTGGATTATTAGGTTTAAACCTTCCTTTGTATGTTTTGTTACCGAATGTCATATAAATATCTAGCAATCTTTCATAGGAATTTCAATGGCACTTTTTAATCTTTTAGGCGGTGGTATCACTTTTGGTACAGAATCTCGTTCTGGAATAAGCGCTCTAACCTCATCACAGTACCAATCTAGCACATTTAGATTTCCAATTGATTTAGGTGCAGCTGATAAAGGTCATTATATACTTATAAACATTAATGAACAGATTAATACATCATTTCCAGGAACTCAAGTTAGAGGAGATGATCCTTCAGTTTTATCAAATAAAGCACAATTAGCAGCTTCTTTTGGTCAATTTACAACAGCAGGAACTTTAGCTAACTCTGGTCAACTATTATCAAAAGCTGCTGGTTTGTTAGCGGAAAAGGTTCCTATCATTAAAAAATTTTATGATGAGGTTAACAATACTACTGGAGTTGGAGATGTTCTTGGTGGTTTTATTGGCGAAGTTAATCGTAATATTGGTGTAAGGACTATTCGTAGGATATCAGATACGATTGCACTTTATATGCCTAATAATTTAACCTTCTCTGATAATCAAGGTTATAATAGTGTAACGCCTGGAGGCAGTACAGCTCAAGCTGTATTATCTGGATTAAATTCAATTACAGATTCATATAAAAATAGTGGAAATACAGTAGATGCAAAACAACTTCTTAAAAGTGTTGCACCTTTTCTTTTTAGTAGTGTTTTGAATTCTGCTGGTCCAACTGGCCAAATTTTATTTACTGCTGGCAGTGGTGGTATGGTTCAAAATCCAATGTTAGAAATATTATATTCTTCTCCATCTTTTCGGTCATTCAGATTTGATTTTGCTATGTTTCCAAGAGATGAACAGGAAGCTGAAATTGTTTTAAAAATTATTGATACTTTGAGATTTCATCAAGCTCCAGAGTTAGTTTCAAATAGTGGAGGTTATTTTTTATATCCTCCTTCCGAATTTGATATTGGTTTCTATTATAATGGTCAAGTT